TTGTCTGTTAGTCTAGACGACGGTGACGTTGTTGATCGAGCAGATCTGCGTACACTTGCTGACTTAGAGGAGACTATTTACCATGAGCAAGATTGGGAATTGGATATTGGAACAGGAACAGTTGATGGTGACACACGAGACCTTTGGTGACCCACAACAAGACAAACTTAACGAGGCGTACCGTGAATATATGTTACTTGGATATCGAAACAAGCTTGGATCACTCAACGATCTGGTGTGCAGTAACGAGTACGACGACAGGTATTCAAGTCCACACTACAGCCGATACTTTGCGGAGAGTGTTGAATGAAGCAGACAAAATCATCGGACACAACCTTATTGGTTTCGATTGTCACGTTCTCGATCGTGTTTGGGACATACGTATTACTCGGGATCGCGTTGTTGACACTCTTTACCTCTCCCGCCTGTACAACCCCAGCCAAGACGGAGGGCACTCTCTGCGTAACTGGGGCACAATACTTGGAGGAACAGGAAAACTAGACTTCACCGACTACGACGGCGGACTGACTGATGAGATGATCGAGTACTGTATCGCTGACGTTAACTTGACTGAGCGTGTACACCAGTGGCTAGAGTTACAACTATCTGCCGAGGGATTCTCTCAACAGTCCATCGATCTTGAGCACCGTGTTGGTTGGATCTTGACTGAGCAGGAGCGTAACGGGTTCAAGCTTGACATACCTTTTGCTCACTCGTTGATGATGGATCTGATGTTTGAGATGAACAGTATCGAAGCTGAGCTGCAAGAGATCTTCCCGCCTATCGTTGAAGAACGCTGGTCTGAGAAGACTGGTAAGCGGCTGAAGGACAAGGTAACAGTGTTCAATCCCGGATCACGCAAGCAGATAGCAGAGCGACTGAAGGGGCTGGGCGTGACGTTCAACAAGATGACCGAGAAAGGTAACATCATCGTTGACGAGAAGGTACTCGAAGGTATCGACAGACCAGAAGCTAAAGCTGTTGCACGGTACATGATGTTACAGAAACGTGTGGCTCAGATTGATTCATGGTTGGGAGCAGTAAAGGATGACGGCAGAGTACATGGCCGTGTCATTACCAACGGTGCTGTGACTGGTCGTATGACACACCAAAGTCCTAACATGGCTCAGGTTCCTGCTGTGTCTGCGCCGTTCGGTACTGAGTGCCGTCAGTGTTGGACAGTAGACGAAGGTAACGTATTGGTTGGCATTGACGCCAGCGGTTTAGAGCTACGTATGTTAGCTCACTACATGGATGACGAAGACTATACAAATGAAATCCTCAATGGCGATATTCATACAGCTAATCAACGAGCAGCGGGACTTGAGACACGACCTCTTGCGAAGACATTCATATATGCGTTTCTGTATGGAGCCGGAGATGCTAAGATCGGAGCTATCGTCGGAGGAAATAGTCATACTGGAAGAAGGCTTAAAGAAAGATTTCTTTCTAACACGCCAGCTCTTGAAAGACTTAGAGGAGACACTAACGGAGAGGCTGAATCAGGCGTACTTGTTGGCCTTGACGGACGAAAGCTCAGGGTTCGATCGCAACACGCCGCTTTGAATACGAAATTGCAGGGAGCTGGGGCTTGCGTTATGAAACAAGCGGTGGTACACTTAGCTGACAAGCTACGAAACATTCCACACAAATTTGTTGCCAACGTACATGACGAGTGGCAGATAGAAACACCAGCACACTATGCTGATACAGTCGGACGTATCGGTGTACGTGCAATCAGAATCGCCGGTGAGACATTAAACCTACGGTGTCCCTTAGACGGCGAGTATAGAGTAGGTAACAATTGGGCTGAAACTCACTAGGAGAAACTTATGGCTACAGCTAAACCACAACCCATCACTGTACGCGGTACAATTTACTGGTGTGAGCGTAACAAACTCAACAAGTTCAGTAACAAGTATCAAGTCCAGCTAGGTAACCTCAGCGAGAAAGCTGTTGAGGCTATCGAAGACATGGGTATTGCACCGAGCAACAAAGGTGACGAGCGGGAGTTCTTCATTACGATGAAGTCTAACAACCCTATGCGATTGACAGATGAGAACGGTGTCGAGATACCGGAGGATGTGTTGATTGCTAACGGTTCCGAAGCCGTCGCTGTTGTTGGTTACTACGATTGGTCTGTTGGTACTGGACGTTCACCGTCTATGATCAAGATGAAAGTAACTAACCTCATCGAGTACACTGACAACGCCGTCTCAGAAGAAGCTGCGTTGTGATACTCGTTGATGGTGACATTGTAGCTTATCGCTGTGCGTTCAAGTGCAATGATGAGTCAGAAAAGACTGCCTGTTATACTACGGGCAGTTTCTTATCTGATCTGATCAGTCATCTTTACACACTGATAGATGGCGAACCAGACTACAAAGTCTACCTGACAGGTAAAGGTAACTTCAGACACGACATCGCTGTGACTGAGCCTTACAAGGGTAACCGTAAGGAAAAGGAAAAGCCTGTACACTTGGAAGCAATACGACAGTACTTGATCAAAGACTGGAACGCAGTGGTATCTGAGGGTGAGGAAGCTGATGACTTGATTGCTATCGACGCTACCGCTATCCCTGACAGTATCATTGTCAGCCTTGACAAGGACTTCAACCAAGTGCCGGGCAAGCACTACAACTTTAACAAGCAAGATTTGTACAACGTCTCTGAGGATGAAGGGCTGCTGTTCTTCTACCGTCAGATCATCATGGGTGACAAGGCCGATAACATCGTAGGAGTACATGGTATTGGTGAGAAGAAATCACAGAAATTACTTGAAGATCTGTCAGAGATTGATATGTACAACAAGTGCATTGAGTTGTTAGACAGCGAAGAACGTGTCATCGAAAACGCTAGACTGTTATGGCTACGTCGTGAGCCTGATCAACTATGGGAGCCTCCTGTTGAAGAGAAGTAAAAGGAACATACCGAAAGGTTATGATAGCTGGTTTGAGTATGATCTTCACAAGAAGTTCAAGCGTTGTGCTTACCACGGTGAGACGTTAACGTACACGCAAGTGAAGACATACGAGCCTGACTTCATCTACCAGAACGGTCAGTACACAATTTACATCGAAGCAAAAGGAAGGTTCCGTGACCGCGCAGAAGCGAGGAAATATGTTGACATCAGCAACTGCCTTGGCGAGAAGGAGGAGTTGGTATTTGTCTTCCAGAACCCAAGAACAGCAATGCCCGGAGCAAGACGTAGAGGTGACGGGACTAGATACACCATGCAAGAGTGGGCAGAGAAGCAAGGTTTCACATGGTACACACCAGAGACCTGCCCTGCCGGATGGAGTAAGAAATGAAGAGACATCTAGTAATACCTGATACACAAGTAAAACCTGACAGCAACACAGACCATCTGTACTGGGCTGGACGCTACGCCGCAGCAACTAAACCTGACGTTATTATTCATCTGGGGGATCACTGGGATATGCCAAGTCTCAGTAGCTATGACGTTGGGAAGAAGTCGTTTGAGGGTAGACGTTACACCAAGGACATCGATGCTGGCATTGACGCAATGAAACGATTCATGGAGCCTATCATCAAAGAGAGACAACGACTGAAGCGTAACAAGCATAAGACTTGGAAGCCTCGGATGGTGTTCTTGTTGGGCAACCATGAGCAACGCATTGAACGTGCCATTGAATCTGATGCCAAGCTCGAAGGTCTCATGTCATACGATCACTTCATGTTGGAGAAGATGGGATGGGAAGTCGTACCGTTCCTTGAACCTATCATCGTTGACGGTGTTGCCTACTGTCACTACTTTACCAGCGGCGTTATGGGTAGACCTGTTACGTGTGCAAAGCTGATGTTGCAGAAGAAGTTTATGTCCTGCATCATGGGTCACGTACAGGACAGGGACATTGCCTACGCTCGTAAGGCTGACGGGACTAACATTACTGGATTGTTTGCTGGTATCTTTTATCAACACGATGAAGACTATCTAACGCCACAAACAAACGGTAGTTGGTCTGGGATATGGATGCTCAACGAGGTAAACAAAGGATCGTTTGATGAGCTGCCTGTTAGTATGAATTATCTTAGGAGAAAATACGGATGAGTATAGACGATGCAAGTCCAGAAGATTGGGACAGAGCGTACAAGAGACAAGTGGGCGGAAACCATTATTCACGTTATAACATTCAACCTATCGATTTTATTATTGATAATAATCTTGACTGGTGTGA